AACTTTGGTGATAGTTTTTCTTGTGTCAGGAAAACTATCAAACCCCGCATATACAGCCCATCCCACGTTTCGTATATGGCGGTGGCAGATTATATCGAACATGAAGCCCGAGTGGGTCTGCCTTAAGCGTAAAGATCACCTCCATTGTGATCTACCGATTGACCTGTGCTCTTAACATAATTTTTCCATACATCTGGATGTTTTTCTTTTAAGAAATCTGCATGTTCATCATAGCGACTCATCAATTCTTGTCCTCTAGCATGATGTCCTTGACCTCCATTACGGCCATGAGCATTGATAGATTTTCTAGTTTTGATTAGCATCTTTACAGATTTTTCTGGAGTGCTAATCAGATTATAATCTTTATCATATGCTTCAGATACAAATTCTTTAAATGGTTTCATGATTGTTATACCTTATGGTTCTGATCATGATATTTATTTTGCGTCCACAATACCACCCTTCTGGTATAATATCGTCAGCTTTAATTTTTCTATTTTCTTTATTATTAGTAATCCACATAGTACCAAATTGAGAATTTTTAGAACCTTTTTGTAGTTCTGTCATTTTCTCTGATATTATTTTTTTGGTTTCTTCTGTATGTTTTTTATTATTAAAGTGTCCAGGATTAACTTTAAAATATGTTTTCAATCCTTTTGATACTGATTTGCAGCACAATTCTCTGTATTCTGAATCATTTTCTATTAAATATTTTTTACGTTCTCCCCCAAGTTTTGCAGAAAACTTTGCAAGACTTGGGTTGTTCAAACGTTGTTGAACAATATCTACATTCATACTATTTAAATTTATGTATCCAAATCCGCCGTTTCCACCATGACATAAGTTGTAATTCGTTTCTTTTTTTACAAATTCTTCGGTTACTAATTCAGCTTCTTTAGCATTCATATCGGCTTCATTATTAAATTGAAAAAGTATTTCTTTATTAAAATTTTCTATTCCATACTTCTCAATGGCTCTTTTTATAAGTTTACCAGAACCCATGTAATTATCATTTAAATCTCTAGTCTGATGTTTACCGATATAGATTTTACCATCAAGTTTGTTAGTAATTTTATAGATAGTGTAGAACATGAAATGCACCTATAGTTTTATTGTTATTACTATTTATACATTTCATGTTCTCTATGTCAGGGTATCAGGGCTCGAACCTGAAGCCTCCGCAGTCCAAGTGCGGCACTCTACCATTGAGCTACACCCTGTTATGTGTATCAGAGACACCATCTCGTCTTTTGCGTGATCTTGTCCCTTACTATAGGTTTATCATATATCGATATGAGGCCTCGCAAGATACGAATCTGATTCTCGATGACTGCTTGCTTGTCATTCCAGCTATAATTCTCATTGCAAGAATCATAGTATTCAATAAAAGAATTAGCAGATTCTTCAGCATATGCATCGCTGTCACCTTTTAAATTAGATGATACGAGATAATAGAGTTTATATGATTTTTTCAAGCGTTCAATCGTCTTTTCCATGATCAAATCCCATATTCTTGTTTGCGTACATACAGAGCATCTTTTTCGATGAATTTAGGGTGACGTTCCCACCAAGATATCTTTTTTTTACAGACAAGAATCTCTTTTGTTGCCTGAATTTTCTCACGTACATCGGGTGTAGTAGTTTCGATATGTTTAAGGATGATCAAGTTATAAGTATGTTCAGCCCATCTTTTATTGGCGTTCAAGTTATTATAATTGATAGGATTGTTATAATTGATTCTTTCAGGCGTAGGATTGTAAAGTATGTACGACATTTTCAAACTCCGCTTCAACCATCATTATTATGATAATATATTAGCTCTATCAAAATGTCAACCATCTTTCTGGTGTGAGAGGCAGGACTTGAACCTGCAAGAGTAATTCAGAGGTCGACTTGAATTTCTCACGGGTATCAAACCGCGCATTTACCAATTTCGCCACTCTCACAATCTTGGTAGTGCGTAGCGGATTTGAACCGACGATCTCCACGCTTGAAAGGCGGGTATGTTTGACCGCTACACCAACACGGGTTAATTAGATTAATAATATATCGATGTAATATTCTAACGATAAATTTAAATATTTTTCTTATAAGACCCTCTTTTTTTACCTTTTTGTAAAATAGAAATTTTTACTTTTGTTTCTTCTTTATGTGGTCTTTTTCTCTGTTTAGCAAATAAAGACATTTTTAGTTTAGATTCATCTGAATGCTTTTTCCCTGTTTTGATAGAAGATAATTTTACCTTTGTTTTTTCAGAAACAATTTTACCTTTATTCATTAAAGACAAATTATTTTTTGTTTCGGCTGAATGAACATTCACTCTGCCCTTAGACCAACCATCGGGAATATTACTACCTTTTTTTATTTTTTTACTTTCAAATCCATCATTAATCCACATAGACCCAAATTGAGAATTGGTTTTACCTGTTTGTGAAAATGAAATGGCTAAACTTATTCCTTCTTTAGCAGCCTCATAGAGTCTGTTATTAAAATATCTTTCTTGATAATTACTATTACACGACATCATCTGAAACGCAAAATTCATTTTATAATATTCCGGACTAAATTTATCAAATATCTTAGTTAGCAGATAATGACATATAAAATGTTCTCTTGCAGTTAGTTTAACTAAGTTAATGTTATCATCTGTTCCTCCTAGTGATTTAGGAAAAATATGATGATTTTCGGTATAACCAAATCTTTCTGTATTTTGTGCATTTTTAATTATTAAATCATATATTCTTTTATAATTCATATGTATACCTCTCTATGAAGTATTTATATAAATTATAATTTCGAACCGCTGTTATCTGAGCGAAAATCAGGAGGCCTAACCATTAGCCGAACGCACCATGAATAAAACGGGTGTTGATCCTACTGAAAGAGACCCGTCACGTACCTGTGCTATGAATACCCGGAAAGGGCTTCTGTGCTGGCACTAACTCTCACTCCTCTTTATTTTATATGGCGAGGAGCTTAACCGCCTTTCGGCTACCAATATGGCTGCGATGGCTGGGTTCGAACCAGCAATTCTCCCCGACAAAGGGCGCATTCTCCAACGAGAAGTTGTGTCTGTAAGTTTACAGACTGATCCGTCTTGCGGCGGAGCTGCAACTTTCAACTTCTTCTCTGCTTCATCACAATCTTGGTTGGCACAGGTGGATCTGAACCACCGACCTAATGTTTATTAATCAAATTGTGGCAGGTGAGGTATCTAGTCAGGGACGAATCTGACTTGCCCATTCTCCTTTTACTTTCCTTACCACAAACTTGGTACTTCTGCGTGGAATCAAACCACGGTAGGTCAATTATCAGTTGACTATTCTATCATTGAATTACAGAAGTAAGAAACTCTATGTTTAACATATCTTTAGTGAGAACAAAAACTTTAACATCATTTTGTTCTATTACTTTTCTTATTTTTTCTTCATCTTGTTTTGCTTTATAATTATTTTTTGGATCAAGATATATGTCATATTCTGTTAAATAGAAATCAGCAAAATAATTTTTACCATCATACTTTAAAGTTTTTGGACGGATCCATTTGATCCCTAACTCGTTTAATAATTCACTACATAATAATTCATAGGTACTTTGTAAAGTAGTCTCTGTTCCAAAAGAATCAATCACTTTAAATTTTTTAGATCTACCAGCATTTGGTCTATAACCACCAAATCTTAAATTTTTAGCTGATTTAGATAACTTCTGTCTTCGTTCAAATTCTTTTTGAGGATCAACACATTTCCCTATTTTCTTATTGCCAATATTTGTTTCGCTGTATTTTTTGACTCTAACATCTGTATCTTTTGTTAAACCCTTATTCCAAGCAGATCTTGAACCATCTTTATACCCACTGTTAGGATCAAAATCGACTCCTCTTATCTTTTTTTCTTTAACACTGTTACAACTAATTTGATGTTTGTTGTAATTATTAACAGTTATTTCTTTATTGCATTTATTACAGTATTTTGTTTTTGATCCACCAAACATTTAATCCTCCATGGTTAAATGTATTTATATAGATCAAGCGTTTGCTCTACCACTGAGCTATGCGCCATAAGAGGCGAGATGTTCCTACCACTAAACTACTGCTCCGTTCAACGGGAACAGACAGGAATCGAACCTGTGCCTTCTCTTCTTGGAGCTTCCAGTAGGA